GCGGCGGCCAAAAACGGAGAACTGAGCGGGTTACCTGGTCGATTTTGATCGACGGCCCGCTTTCAAAAGCAGCAAGGACTGAAGTCGACCGGAAATACAGGGTTACTTCAGACCTTCCCTAACTAAACAAACATGGAAGACCGTGATTATGAAAACCGTTCTAGCTGCTGCAGCACTGTCCCTTGTCGCTGCGTCTGCCGGAGCAGCTGAGCTTTCCGGGGCGCTGGGTGCGACAAGTCAAGGCGGCATTACGGCGCGTGCAGGCGTTGGCTTTAACTGGGACAAAAGCTGGTTTGAATCCAGTACTGGCCGTCTAACCGGTTACTGGGATGCTGGGTATACCTATTGGGAAGCAGGAGATGCTTCCGGTGGCGCTCACTCGCTGTCCTTTGCGCCAGTTTTCGTTTACGAGTTCGGCGGCGGTAACGTGAAGCCATTCGTTGAGGCTGGCATCGGCCTGGCGGTCTTCTCTGGTACGTCCGCAGGTGACCAGGACTTTGGTTCGGCCTTCAACTTCGAAGACCGCATCGGTGCGGGCTTGAAGATCGGCGAGACGCAGAAGGTTGGTATCCGAGCGATTCACTACTCCAACGCTGGCATTAAGCAGCCCAACGACGGTATCGAGTCATACTCGCTGTTCTACAGCCACCAGATTTAAAAAAGCACGATCCCTCTTTGCCCGCCCTGTGCGGGCTTTTTTGTGCCTAGGTAATCATACCGGCCGATGCCTGGCATAGAGCCTGTTGGCCATGTAACTGACTCTCTGTGTACCGTTTTTACTTGCCCGCGCCCTAATAAGGGTCTAAATCGGGTCATTTTTTAGGAACCACTCATGGCCGAACCAGCAAGCACGACTGCCGGCGTCCTGCTGGTGAAGTACGGCGTGATCATTGGCGGCTTCGCGGGGGCGATCCTCTCGCTGACCTTCCTGCGCGGCCTCACCCGGGGCCAAGCGGTTGCAGCCTTCTTCACCGGCTTTACCTCGGCAGTTTTCTGCACCCCGCTGGCAATCAGTTTCTTCAAGCTTGAAGCCGGCGGAGAAACCCAATACGGCGTGGCCTTTCTGATAGGCCTTCTGGCAATGAACATCATCCCAGTTCTGAAGTCACTGGTAGGACAGTTCGGTGCCAAAGGAGCTACCTGATGAACACGACCCTCATGTCGGCAATGGCCGCTACGGACGCCTTCCTGTGCGTTCTGGTGGTCATCGCTGCCTGTGACTACCTACGGCGCGTTCGCCCCATAGACCAGCCGATGCTATCGGTTGCGTTCTACCTGGTCGCCATTGGCGCCTTCGGGTCGTTCCTGGCGGCAATGCAGGTACACATGATCAGTCCCTTCACCGTGATGATCCACGCCGGCATCGTGCTGTATGCGTGGGCAAGGCGAGGGCACTTGTTCGTGGCTCGCTGAGCCGCGCCACAAAACAGAGGTGCGCCGTTTCGTGGCGCGGGAGTGACCTTATTTGGAATTCCGCCTGTCGCATTCCTCCTGGGCATCAGCACGATTGGGATATAGCTCTGGCAGTCTCTTGTCAGTTCGCGTGTCTAGGATTCGATAGCCACGAACTTTCCAGTGCGGTGGCTCGGAGGGATCACGCGATTTGATGCCCTCCAGTGGCCTGGAATTGACGACTATGAACCGCTGCTTCATGTCGAAACCTCCTCGGGGCTTTTGCTCAAGTACTGGTAGGTCTTATCCAATTCAAGTTGCAGGTGATCATTTTGAAAAGGCCAATGCCTCCGGCCGACCTGCTCGAATCGCCATTCCTGATCCTCAAGCCTGCTCCCGAACTGTGGGATTGGGTCCAGAGCGAGATCCTCGCCGACACTGGCAGCATTCACAACCCCGAGCACTCCCACCTCATCGACGCCAACATCGGTGTGATGTGGGCCTCGTCTGCCTTCCACAAGAAGGGGCGTTCAGTGCTGGGCCAGGCCGAACAGCTGATGATTCGCGCTGGCGGGTGGCAGAAGGCTCGCCAAGAGCAGCAGATGCGGGGCTGGTTCGGCGAGGAGCCTACTTACCTCATCACTTTGGCTGCCGACTACTGCGCCCAATGCACCGACGCTGAGTTCTGCGCCCTGGTCGAGCACGAGCTCTACCACATCGCCCAGGCGACTGATGAGTATGGCGCACCCAAATTCACCCAAGATGGCATGCCCAAGCTCTACCTGCGCGGCCATGACGTCGAAGAGTTCGTCGGTGTGGTGAGGCGCTACGGTGCCAGCGAAGACGTACAGCAGCTGATCGACGCTGCAAGCCGGCCGCCAGAGGTGGCCAAGATCAACATTTCGAGGGCCTGCGGAACCTGTCTACTGAGGTCGGCCTGAGGTTAGACAGCAATAGACGGAACCCAAACCTATGGCAGCCCTGAACAGCGAGGTGAAGGCCTTTATCGTTCAGGCCCTGGCCTGCTTCGACACACCATCCCAGGTGGCGGAGGCCGTCAAGCGCGAATTTGACGTCGAAGTGACTCGCCAGCAGGTGGAGTCGCACGACCCTACCAAACGTTGCAGCAAGACCCTCGCCAAGCGCTGGGTGGAGATGTTTCACGAGGCACGTGCCAGGTTCCGAGAGGAAACGATGGATATCCCCATCGCCAACCGGGCATATCGGCTCCGTGCGCTTGGCAGGATGGCCGAGAAGGCCGAGTCGATGAAGAACATGGCCCTGACAGCCCAGCTACTTGAACAGGCGGCCAAGGAAGTCGGCGACGTGTACGTGAACCGGCAGACCAAGGCGGACGTGCCGCAGGACAACGTGGTGCCTACCAGCATCCGGGTCGAGGTCGTGAACGCGAGGAAGCCAGATGCCGACGCTTAACGTCCCGCAGGCGCGCTTCCTTCAGATGGAACACAAGTTCCGCGGCTTCGTGGCCGGGTTCGGATCCGGCAAGACCTGGGTAGGCTGCGCGGGTATCTGCAAGCACGTATGGGAGTGGCCCCGGATCAATTCCGGATACTTCGCACCGACGTACCCGCAGATTCGCGACATCTTCTTCCCGACCATCGAGGAGGTCGCCTTCGACTGGGGCCTGAAGGTCAAGACGAAGGAGAGTGACAAGGAGGTCGAGTTCTACAGCGGCGGCCAGTACCGCAGCACGACCATCTGCCGCTCGATGGAGAAGCCGCAGACCATTGTGGGGTTCAAGATTGGCCATGCCCTGGTCGATGAGCTGGATGTGCTGCCCAAGCTCAAGGCCGAGCACGCCTGGCGCAAGATCATTGCCCGGATGCGCTACAAGGTCGACGGGCTCAAGAATGGCGTGGACGTGACCACCACCCCCGAGGGGTTCAAGTTCGTCTACCAGCAGTTCGTGAAGCAGCTGCGCGAGAAGCCGGCCCTGCAGGGCATGTACGGCCTGGTGCAAGCCAGCACGTTCGATAACGAGCTGAACCTGCCACCCGACTACATCCCGTCGCTGATGGAGTCCTACCCGGCCCAGCTCATCCTGGCCTACCTCAACGGCCAGTTCGTCAACCTGAACTCCGGGTCGATCTACCACGCCTACGACCGGAAGCTGAATTCCTGCTTCGACACCGTAGAGCCTGGAGAGCCCCTGTTCATCGGCATGGACTTCAACGTCGGCAAGATGGCGGCGATCGTCCATGTCAAACGGCCTGACGGAAGGCCCAGGGCCGTGGATGAGCTGATCGACGGCTTCGACACCCCGGACATGATCCGGCGCATCAAGGAGCGTTACTGGCGGCACAACGGCAGGGGCTACGAGAAGACCTGCGAGATCAGGATCTATCCCGACGCCTCGGGCGGCTCCCGCAAGTCGGTGAACGCCAGCGAGACGGACATCGCCATCCTGCGCCAGGCCGGCTTCAGCGTTATCGCCCCCGATGCCAACCCCCCGGTGAAAGACCGCATCAACGCCATGAACGCGATGTTCTGCAATGCGAATGGCGAACGCCGCTACCTGATCAACCCGCTGCGATGCCCGACCTATGCAGACGGCCTGGAGCAGCAGGTGTGGGCGCCCAATGGCGAGCCCGACAAGAAATCCGGCGTGGACCACGCGAACGACGCGGGCGGCTACTTCATCCACCACGACTACCCAATTGAACGGCCGGTCATCATGACCCAGTCCCTGAGAATGTAAGCATGAGCGATAACCCGAGTTTCACCCTGCCAGCTGTCGACGAGATGCGCCGATACTGGAATGTGATTTCGCCGCTCATGGGCGGGACGCTGGCGATGCGTGCGGCCGGCCCGGCGTTGCTGCCGAAGTACCCAGCCGAGGATGACGACGTTTACAAGGCGCGCCTGGCTCAGTCCACGCTGCTGCCGGCATACTCCGAGACGGTCAGTAACATGACCTCCCGCGTGTTTGCTGAGCCTCTACAGCTGGGCGACGACGTTCCGACAGAAATTGCTGAGATGGCGCAG